ATTATGACTACGTATTTGAAGAATACGACGAGATATCTCAGACTAAGCTAGATGAAATATTATCTGATGACAGTCATGAAATTGTTGGCGCGCTTGAATTTGAAAATAGAGCAGTGCAACCTAGCGAAGATCCAGCAGCAGGGCCAGAAGTAGAGTTAGTTTATGTAAACGTACGCTGCAGAAAACAGATTAACAAATCAAAAATTAAATTAGAGTTAGTTCCACCAGAAAACTTCCGCATTTCTCGAGATGCTACTACATTAGAAGATGCAACATTTGTTGGTATTCAAAGTAGTCTTACTCGATCTGAGATACGTAAGTTTTATCCTGAGATGTCAGAGTCTATAGATAATTGGGACGAGCTTGATGGAGAAACTTGGGCAGGTTCATTAGGCTATTCGCAAGATGTTGCTGCTAGAAAAGAAATAACAGGGCAAGAATATACACAAGGCTCAAACCAATATACTGGAGAGATGGGATTAGAAGCGTTACGTGAAGTTACTATTACGGAATGTTGGATACATGTAGATAGAGACGGTGATGGTATTGCAGAATTAAAGCATATCATATCAGCTGGTACTACTATCTTACATGAAGAAGATGCAACAAGTATACCGCTTGCTGATATTGTTCCTATTGATATACCACACGAATACTACGGTCTATCAATGGCAGACTTCACTAGATCTTCAACACTCGCATCGACTGCTATACTTAGGGGTTTTGTAGAAAATACTTACCTTACTAACTATGCACCGAAGCTAGCTGATCCTAATGTTGTAGATTTCTCTGCGTTGCAGAATATGAAGCCTAAGCAAATCATACCAACTAACGGTAATCCACAAGGCGCTGTATTTCAGATGCCACCTGAAGCTATATCAACTGGTACTGTACCTTTGCTTGAACACTTACAAATGATTAAAGAACAGGCTACAGGTATGTCTAAAGCTGCGCAAGGTTTAAATGATACGCTATATGTATCAGGAAACTCTGAGCAAAAGATATCAGCTGTACAAACTGCATCTCAAAAACGTATACAGCATATTGCTAGAAGGTTTGCAGAGACAGGATATAAAAGATTAATATCTGGTTTGTATGATACATTAAAAGCTTCTATGAAAGGTAAAACAACTTTTAATTTTGCAGGTGTATTTTCTACTGTTAATATGGATTTGTTACCAGAGACTATGGATGTAGAAATACTACTAGACATTGGTGAAAATTCTAACAGTACTAAGATAGCAAAGCTTTCTAAAATTGGTGGAGAGATACTACCAGGATTAAATCAACAAGGAGCTGGATCTGTAATTAAACCTGCAGCACCAGCAGTATTAGCTACTAAGTTAATAGAAGCTATGGATATAGATAGTAATGATTTCCTTGAAGATTATACTCAACCTGATTTCCAACAGAAGGCAGCTCAAGCATTGCAGCAGCAATCTGAGGGAGCTCAAGCTGATGTAGAGAATACTAAACGTTTAGCTACAGCAAACACCGCTTTAGCGGAGGCAAACGTAAATTATACTAACGCTCAGGCAAAGAATACAGTCGATGACAACTCTAAGCAATTAGCAGTAGCAATCGATAGACATTTCCAAGAGTGGGCAGATCTTACTATTAAAGCAACTAAGGAAGGCGCAACATTACCGCCTCACCCAGAATATAGTGAGATCTTAATGATGTCACGAAATCTGCTACAACCTAATAACGAAGGAGAAAATCAATAATGGCACACGTAGTAATAAGTTCTTACGGAACTGGAGCAGCACAAGCAGGGCCTGCTGTCACAACAACAAACGCAAATAAAAATGTATTATTTGTAAATGAAACTGATTCAACAATAACTTTAGATCTTCATATAGGCGGTGCGCATCACTCACCAGGCCTATCACATACAGTACCTGCTAACAGTTATCTTAACTATTTACATACCGGCGCTCATGGTACTGCTACAATGGTTAATGTTAAAACAGCTCACGGTACTTCTGCTCAAGCAGATGAGCGTGTATATATGTATCATAAAGTTTAACTAATGGATAAATATAAAAAGACAGCTGAGACGAGGCTGGGAAATACAAAATCCTATGGTAATCATAAAACACATCCAGAAGAATTAGCGCGAATGGCTCACGTAAAGGGTCACTTCGCTGCTAAAGAAAGAGATGAATTTTTTGATGAAGTATATGGTGAAGTCTTAGTTGACTTCTTCTTAGAGTGGCTTAAGACGGAGCCACATGAAACAAAATCTCGAGAGTTCCTCTACTCTTCCGCAATGGCATTAGGTAGTGTCAAGGAAAGAATGATAAACTTCGAGATGTATGGGAAAAATATCCCACACCTTATGGAGGACACAACAGATGCGAGAGATTAATTATGAACATCTTGCTAAGAACATAAATGAAATGATAAACACACTTGAGTATGATTCATCGAGAAGTGCAGGTAAAACTAAACTTAACTCTGATAAACTTATAGACTTATATAATCTACAAGAACGATACTCAAAGATGTTAAAGTCACAATCACTTTCCCGTAATAAGGAGATTGTAAATGGCTGAAACTAATACCGAAGCAACTATAGATTCTACCTTAAGTGATGATACTATAGCCGAGGTTAATACTGATTTAGCGGCTGATAATTTGCTGGCTGATATTGTACGTAATTCTGAATTCGTAGAATCTCTACCCGATGAGCAAATTCCAGAGTTAGATCCGGAAGAATCAGACGACCAAGACCCAATACAGTCTGAGGAAGCCGATAGCGAAGATGTAGAAGAAGTTGAAGAAGAAGCTAATGATGATGAAGAAGAAGATGCCGCGGAAGCCGCTACCGATATATCTGAACCATTTGCCGCTGAAGATTTAGACTTAGAAGCTAAGGTCATTGTCAAAATTGATGGCGAAGACTCTGAAGTTTCTTTTGGTGACTTAATAAAAGGTTACTCTACTGAACAACATCTTTCTAAAAAGGGTCGTGAACTCGGTGACGCAAGAAAACAGATGGACACAGACTACGATACTAAAGTAAAAGAACTTGGCAATATGTCAAAAGCTTCTGCTGCAGTCTTGTATTCTAATGAACAGCAATTGTCAAAAGAGTATCATGATATTGAAGCGCAAATCGATCAAGCGCGAAAAGACGGTGATACTTACGAAGTTAACGAACTTAAAGATAAACGTGAACAAGCTCAGAAAAACTACTGGCAAGCTCGTAATCAACGAGAAGCCTTAGTAAAGCAAGTTACTGAACAAGAACAAGAAGCTCAACAGAAAGATTGGCAAGCTCAGCTCGCTAATTTTAATGAAAAGATTCCTGAACTTATACCTGACTTTAATGATAAGACAGCTGAAAGCATACGAGAGTTTGCTATAGCTGAAGGTATACCTGCAGAGGTATTAGATTCAATAGCTGATCCTGTGATTGTAAAGTTTGTCGATGATTACCGTAGACTTAAACAAGGCGTGACAAAAGGCGCTGTTAAAAGAAAATCTGCCCCAACTAAAAAGATTCCTGTACGCAAAGCTAAAAGTATAACGAAGCGTAAACAAGATGCTAATGAAGCTCAAAGACAAAAGGTCTTGAGTGGACAAGGATCTGACGACGATCAACAGGGATTTTTAAGAGGTCTTGCCGAACGCTCATTGAATCTTTAATACCTTAGGAGGTATCTATAAATGACTACTACAGTAGGCGGACGTATTACAGGTGGACCAGGAGGTCCAGCTCGTGGTACAGGCACAAATGTTTCTCAAAGAGAAGACCTAGCCAATTTTATCACTATGATTACACGGGACGAAACTCCGTTCATGTCATCTATTGGTAAAGCAAAAGCAAGCGCTATTTATCATGAATGGCAAACAGACACACTAGCAGCCCCTGGCTCTTCACGAATTGCTGAAGGTCAAGACTGGTTAGCCCCTGGATCTGGTGCTCAAACACCTGTGACAGGCGCAGCGTTCGATCCAATTGGACCGTTCCGTACACGTTTAGGTAACTACACACAGATCAATGGTAAAACTATTGCTGTGTCTGGAACTCGACGTGCAGTTGATCAAGCTGGTGTTGCAGACGAATATGCATATCAACTTAAGAAACGTGGTACAGAATTACGACGTGATGTTGAGCATGATATGATTCACTCATTTAACGTATCAGCAGCTGTCGGTGCACAACCGAATACAGCTAGATCCGCAGGTGGGTATCAATCATTCATCAATGCCGCAGCAACAACTGTATACGCTACAACCCAATGGGGTGTACCGGCAACAGTAAGCAGTGGTGTAGGCACAATACGATCAACTCTTGGTAATACAAACCAACCAACAAGAGGTGCTTTAGCATTAACTGACGTTGATACAGTTATGCAAAGAATTTACGAAGCTGGTGGTAAAGCTACTAAGATCATGTTGTCTCCAAAACTACGAAGAGACTTCTCTGATCTAATGGTTAGTGATACTGGTGTTGTACGAAACATTGACGAAAGCGGAAAACTCCGTCAGTCAGTAGACGTATACATGTCAGACTTTGGCGATCTAATGGTAGTTCCAAACTACATAATGGGTCTAGCCAATAACGTACAATTCGTAAACGGAGCAGGTGCTAACGTTGCAGCTCTTACTGATGTTGCAGACTTCTCTGCATTGATCTATGATCCAATGTGGTTTAACATTGCTACACTACGACCTATGCAGGAAGTAGACGTAGGACAAAGAGGTGACTCAACTGTTGGAATGATGGTTGAAGAATGTACTTTAGAAGTACGTAACCCTGATGGTTGCGGTGCTATCTACGGTCTTTCATAAGATTTTTGGAGAGCTTGTTAATTCAGGCTCTCCATATTTTTTCAATAGAATCGAGAGGTTATTTAATGAAACAGTATTTAACAACTAAGAATATAATAATTGCATTAGCAGCTTGTATTATAATATGGTCTGTAGTAAAAGCAATGATGCCTGCGGCAGGTGTATAATGCCTAAAGTAGGAAACAAAAAGTTTAAATACACTAAAAAAGGTATGGATAAAGCAAAAGCATATGCTGAACTAACAAATCAAGATGTAGCCTATAAAGCAGGTGGCGGTAACGTTGCAAGCTATTATGGTAAAGGTGGTAGAGTAGCTGGTTGTGGACCAGCGCAAAACAAAGCTTAAATAGAGGTTTAAGTATGGTAAGCAGTACTAAAGAAAACACAGGTAGTTTTCGTAAACAAAAGAAAGAAATAAAGGATATTATAAAAAATAGTCCAAGTATAACAAAACAACCTATTAGTACATTAAGAAAAATTGCTAAACAAAAAAAGAATAGAAAACTCTTAATGCAGTACGGTACACCCGGAGCTAACTCAAGGGCTTTCAATACAGAATATAAAGCAAGCGGCGGTAACGTTGCAAGCTATTATGGTCGAGGCGGCAGTGTAGCCGGCTGTGGTCCAGCACAAAACAAAAGATAATATAAAACCCAGGAGGTAATAAGATGATAGTTTTTCAGCTAGCTAACGGGAACGTTTACCCCGGCGAAAAATGCATATGGCGTACAGCGCCAACAGCGAATGGATATAAGTTAACACATTGGGAGCCACATACAAACGTAGCAGCAGGAGCAGCACCGACTGTAAACTCTGCAGTAATAGGCGCTAAAATGGGATATATAGGTAAGTCAGGTAGGTTTGTAGCTTATACTGATCCCTTTTAATTAGGTAGGAGAGGACATGTCTAATTCATCAGAAATTAAATTCCGCGGAAAACAAGCGGACGGTAAAAACGGTATGCAAGCAACCTTTGATTTGGAAACAGGTGATGGTTACTTCAAGCAAGATGTATCAAAGTTTATAAATCAAGCTAAACTAGATAGGGAACGGCAAGAACATTATGGTATTAAAAAAGACGGTTATAGAAAACTGGCTACTATACCAGATGTAGTTGCATTAAAAATATTAGAAGATCATAATTTAGATCTACATTCCCCAGAGTTTATGAATGATTCTAACAATCTTAAAAAATTAAAAACTATATTACATATGGAATACCGTTCTTTACTAGTTAATAATTAGGAGGACCCATTATGGCATTGACCTACACTCAATTAGTCGCTCTCGTGCGTTCATGGTGTAACAGAGATGATGAAGTAGTAAGCGACGCTATAATTCAAGATGCTCTAAAATATGCAGCAGATAAAGCATATCGAACTCTAAGAGTTCCACCATTAGAAAATGTAGCAGTGTATTCTAAAACACTTTTAGAAGCAGCTACAACAGCGCAAGGTGTTACACCAAGCGTAACAGAAATAATAATACCGTATGATCTCGTAGAGTTTATACAACTAAAAGAAAAGGATTCATCAGGCGCAACGCTTAGAGTGTTTAATGAAAAACTTAATGTAAGAACATTTAACAATCCGTATGCAGAAGTATATTCGGGTTATAATTATTGGACACGTGAGCGTAACGTTATAAAATTTAGCGCAGGCTTTGGCCAAGGTGGGAGTAACGCAGATACTGTAGAGTTATATTACTACCGTAGATTACCTGCATTGAATGCTACATATGCTGTAACAGTTTTAAACTGGAACGCAGGATTTTTAACAGCATCTAATGCTGGGGTAGCAGCCGCAGGAAGACTATGGTTCTCTACTGCTAATGGTAAAACAACAGCTTTTGCAACTCAAGCAGAAGCCGTAGCAGCAGGTGGAGTTCAAACTAACGGATACTTTGTTGGTAATACTACACCTAATTGGTTAAGAGATGAGAATGAAAGGATTTTATTGTTTGGCGCATTAGCAGAAGTATTTTCTTTTGTTCAAGAAGATGATCAAGCCGCTAAGTATCAGGCAATGTTTATGAATGAAATACGCGAGCTCAACGATGAAGACGTTAGACGTAATGCTTCAGGTGGTAACTATCAAATGCAATTTAATGGAAGAGGGTTAATTTAATGACAACACCAGCAAGACCCGGTTCATTTACCGGAGCGACAAATAATGCAGCTAACGGTGGATTGTTCACTGATACATTAATTGATGGTATTCCAGATATAATTGGAGTTGATGTTGTACGAGCTGAGGTAGCTGCAACAGCTGCAGAAGCCTCTGCTACAACAGCTACTACACAAGCTACAAGCGCAACTGCATCCGCAGCAACTGCAACAACTAAAGCTGCCGCTGCTACAACAGATGCTGCAGCTGCTTTAGTATCTAAGAATGCCGCGCTAGTTAGTCAGAATGCAGCATTAGTTAGTCAAAACGCAGCAGCAGCTTCACAGACTGCAGCGGGAACTTCAGCTACTAACGCTGCTGCTTCTCAAACTGCCGCAGCAAATAGTGCTACATCAGCTGCTACATCTAATACAAGTGCCGCAGCTAACGCTAACTCTGCAATATCTAGTGCATCAGCTGCTAATACTTCTGCAGGCGCTGCCGCAGGTTCTGCAACTACAGCAGGTCAGCAAGCTACTATTTCAACTCAGCAAGCTGTTATATCAACTCAGCAAGCTGTTATATCAAACGATCAACGTGTTTTATCACAGGCTGGAGCTGCTACTGCAACAACTAAAGCTAACGAAGCAGCGGCATCAGCTACAGCCGCTACAAATAACGGCGCAGCACAAGTTACTTTAGCTGCTGCTCAAGTTACTTTAGCTACTGCTCAAGCTGCTATAGCTACTACTAGAGCTAATACAGCTACAACTCAAGCTACTGCAGCGGCTTCAAGTGCTACAGACGCGCAAGGTTCTGAAGATGAAGCAGAAGCATGGGCTCAAAAGATTAATGGTGAAGCAGTTACAGGACAAGGCTACTCATCTAAAGCATGGGCAAGAGGCGGAACAGGTATTGATGGCGCATCAGGTGGCGGATCAGCTAAAGACTGGGCGACAGATACAACTAATACCGCAGATAATACAGAGTACTCAGCTAAAGAATACGCAATAGGTATACAAAGACGTGGGCAAGCCAACGGTGGTTCAGCTAAAGACTGGGCTAGCTTTGTTAGCGGCGTTTCTAAAGTAGATAATGTTTATAAATCTGCACGTGCGTATGCAATAGATGCTGCAAATTCAGTAGACAATTTTAATGAAAAATATTATGGCAATTATTCAACTGACCTAGCAGCAGTTCAAGCACATGTCGCAGCTGGTAAGACAGTAGAAGTAGGCGATTTATATTTTAATACAACAAATAGTACGGTTAAATATTGTACAGTAGTACCTGCAGGCGCAGATGCCGATGGTACATGGTTAGTAATTCAAGCAACAGATACATCTAACTTTGCAACTAAAGGATTTAGTATTGCAATGTCAATAGCTTTATAGGAGGTTCTATGGCACAAAATTTTAGAAGATATATTGAGAGAGCTATAGGAACTTCGGCAACAGATATTCCGGATGGAGCTAATTTCGATTCATATGATACAATAGTAGGTATTAACTTAGCTAATATTGTAGCAACACAAGTAAACGTTTCTGTTTATATAGCAAATGGTGGTGCAAATTACTACCTTATTAAAGACGCACCCATACCTGCGGGCTCAGCTT